ATCCATTATAACTACTCTACTACTGCCGAACGTCAGGTGTTTAATTCATCGTCCTGGTTCCACGTCGAAATGAAGTTTAATTACAATTTTACTTCATACCAGCGCGAGCATGCTCGCATTTTAGGGTTGCTAGATAGTCTGGGGGTTAACCTTAATCCTCAGATTATCTGGAATGCAATCCCCTGGTCTTTTGTTGTTGATTGGGTTATTGGCGTAGGCCAATGGCTTGGTCAATTCAAAAGATTAAACTTGGAACCACAGATAAACATAATAGACTTCTTATGGACCGTTAAGCGTCACAGGACTATCTACTTGCATACGAAAGTAGGCAATGAATGGCCTGGGGTTAACTTCCCGGAACCCGTTAAGAAGCTCGTGTGTGTAACTAATGAAACGTCTTATAGACGCGAAGTTGGTCTCCCACCCGCCGGCTCAATACTATTGAGCGGGCTGAGTTCTACCGAATTCAGTCTGGGTGCCGCGTTGGTATTAAGCCAACGTAGACATCACAAATAGAATGGGTAGTACCCATTCGAGTGGTTTTCCACTATAAACATACATAAGCATGCTAAGTAATACACTTAACACGAACGAGATCAAAAACAGTGCTGGAACAGAGGTTGAATTTCAACATCTGGACCAAGACGGCCGGTCGCATGAGTACGCCCAAATTGGCGAATCTCCTGCGCTCCAACACCGACTCAAGATTCAACATCTTGAAACCGGTACTGGAACTAACAAGCGAAGACGTTCAGTAGTTCGATTTGATAAAACTATCATGTCGACTGTTGATACGGCTCTGCCTGTTACCGTTTCTGCATATACTGTGCTCGATGCACCTGTTGGTGCATTGCTCGCAAATACAGAAATGGCTCATGTTCTCGCCGAACTTATGTCGTTTACGGCCTCTTTAGGTGCGTCAACGACGATATTGTACGACGGAACAGGGAACGGCGCGGCTGCCTTACTCTCAGGTGGTTTGTAATCACCTTGGAATAGGCACACTGAGTATGCACACTACCG